GATCTAAGCGATGCCTCCAAATATCTTTACTGGTAAAGACGGTATAAATTCAATGAAAGACTTAGTTAATAATACTTCTGCTCAAGTTACAGTTGCAAATAATTTGTTAACTAAGTCAAAAACTGCATTAACAACAGCAGGAGTAATCACTGGCAAAGAAGATTCATCACAAGTTAGTGGATTAGTATTAGCAGGAGCAACCCATGGCACACAGGCAACAGCAGATTATGTTAAGTCTACCGCAGCCGGAACAAATACAAGTCTTCCAAGTAAAATAGGTGCAGCAATAGTTGCCGGTGGAGTAGCAATAGCTTCCAAAATAGCTTCTAAATTAGGAATTAAGATTCCATCTAACATAAGTGAAAAATTGTCTGGTTCTATAAAAGACATAGTAGGTTCTGGTAACAAAGCGGCTGACATTCAAGAAAAAGCTACAGGACCATTAAGTGGAGCAAAAATTCTTGATAATTTAAAAGGTGCGGTATCTTCCGCGTTTGATAAAATTAAGAAAGGCTTCAAGTCATTAACTGCAGGCAAACCACAAAATCTAACAACAATCAATGCAAAAAATGATGAAGAAAAAGCAGCCGTAGATGCAGGTGAAACTGCAGCCTTGGATGCAGGAGCACAGGCTCCCCAGAGCACAGCAGTAAAAGCACCAACATTAAAAGAATCATTATCAAAAGTGGGTTCTAAAATTAAAGCATTCTTCACTCCTAATCCTAGTGGAACTGCTAATTTAACAGCAGGTAGTGCAACAGCATCAAATCTAGTAGAAGTAAATCATGAAGGGCAATCAATGATTGTTGATAATAATATGCCTACTAAAGAAAATCCTTATGCTGGATTGTCAGATGAGCAAAGGAAGTCTTTTGGCAACGCTGACCCCACTGATCCGTATATACGTNCTAGATTGGGAGTACCACCATTAGTAAGCACAACTGCAACAGCTAGTTCCGGTACAAGTGGTGCATCATTACCCGGAACCGCTGGAATNTCGGGCGTACTAGGATCTATCAAATCAAGTATTTCAGCAGGTGCAGATAAAGTGAAGGGTGCTATTGCTTCTCTTAAGACTAAACTTACCGGANCAAATAAACTTACTGATGTAGCAAACAAANATTTAGGTCCTGCAGAATCTGCAAAACTTAGCGCATCTTTAAATTCAATGAAAACAGGCGGATCAAGTATTGTTTTACCTACAGTGGCTGTGGGTACAACAAACACAGCAGTTCAATCTGCCCAATTTGGCGCATTGTTGGGTGATTTGAAAATGCCACCTGGTAATTTAGGTGATGGTATTCCAACAGGATCATTTTCGGTTCCAACAGCATCCCAATCTGCAAACTATGACAAGTTGAAAAAAGAATTAACTGAACTTGATACTAATAAAAAATGGGATTTACAAACAAAATATTTCAATTCTAAGAAAAAGAACGGTGAAGAAGCCGCAGAAACAACCGCAGCTAAAGAAGAATGGCAAACATGTCTGAAACGAATTGAACAAATCAGAGGTGAAATATATGCCAATCAAACCGGATCTGCACCCCCGGCACAAATAACTTAAGGATTTATCATGGCAACGTACATAGGATTTAACACACAACATGTCAACGAAGTGAGACAAACAATAGACTCAACCAACACCGGCGTTGCTGGCAGCATTCCACTAAACTCTCCAATGAAGTCTAAGAATAAATTTAGAACGCTGGATGAGGAATTAGTAATTCAAGATTTTATTAATGCACTAAACATACAACAGGGGTCTAAGCCCGGTAATCCAGGATACGGTACTTCTTTGTGGAGTTTTGTATTTGAACCAAACACAACTGAAACAAGAGTTGTCTTAGAAGAAGAAATTATGAGAGTTGCTTCCTTTGACCCTAGAATAGCAGTAAGTATTACTGGGGTAGTACCTAGGGAGAATGGAATATCAATGACTATTGATATGTATGTGCTACCCTTCAATAATCCTATTTCACTATCAATATTATTCGACCAGAACAGTTCAATGGCAATTGGATCTTAAAAACAGCCATTTTTTATATGATAAATATATAAAAGAGATTATATAATATGGCCACAAGTTCACGACAAACTTCTATTTTTGGTGTAAATGACTGGAAATCCATCTATAAAACATATAGACAAGCAGATTTACAGAGTTATGATTACGAAACCCTTCGTAAAACCTTTGTGGATTATTTACAAACATATTATCCAGAAACATTCAATGATTATGTTGAATCTAGTGAATATGTAGCATTACTAGATGTTATTGCTTATATGGGACAGGCTCTTGCTTTCCGTGATGATTTGAATGCCCGTGAAAATTTTATAGACACCGCAGAACGCCGCGACAGTGTTATTAAACTAGCAAACTTAGTTGGATATAACCCAAAACGTAATATTGCCGCTCAAGGATANTTGAAGATTTCATCNATACAAACNACNGAGCAGGTTAGGGATGTCAATGGATTGCAATTAAGTAACCTAACAGTATTATGGAATGATCCTGCAAATCCAAACTGGCAAGAACAATTTAATAGTATTATTAATGCCGCCCTAATAACTTCNCAGCGTGTTGGTAGACCTGGAAATAGTAAAGACATTTTAGGNGTACGCACCGATGAGTATACGGTTCAACGATCAACAGGCATATTACCTGTTGCTTCTTTTAGCGCAGTAGTACAGGGCACTAACATGAATTTTGAGTGCGTCAGTGTAACAAGTTTAAACGCAGATAATGTATATGAGATGAGTCCCAACTTAAATTCAAATTTTAATATTCTTTATAGAAACGACAAACTAGGTTATGGGAGTATTAATACTGGGTTCTTTATGTACTTCAAGCAAGGTTCATTGCAGCCTTATAACTTTAATGTATCAGAACAAATTGGCAATCAGTTGATCGATATTAATATTCAAGGGATTAATAATAATGATACTTGGTTGTATAGACTTGATCCTATNACTGGTTTAGAAAAAAACTGGACACAAGTAGAAAATATATATGATAGTACTAGAAATACACAAACCTCTAATAANAAACAGATTTTTAGTGTAGTTTCTAGATTCAACGATCAAGTAAGTTATACGTTTGGCGACGGTGTATTTGGTAAAATACCTAACGGTAACTTTAGAGCATATGTTAGAACTAGTAATGCATTGACATATACAATTAATTCAGATGAGTTTCAAGGTACTTCTATTATTATGACATATGTCAGTAGAACCGGAAGAATCGAAACATTATCAATATCATTAGAATTGATGACACCAATCTCAAACGCACAGGGAAGAGAATCTCTAACTAATATTAAACAACGTGCTCCACAACGATACTACAGCCAAAATCGTATGGTTAACGGAGAAGATTATAATAACTTTCCCTTCACACTTTTTAATAGTATTATCAAAAGTAAAGCGTTGAACCGCAGTAGTGTTGGCGTTAGTAGAAATTTTGATTTACTAGACCCAACAGGAAAATATTCAAGTACTAACGTCTTTGCTGATGACGGTGGATTGTATATAGAAGAAACTGATGGAAATCTAATTTTTAATGCTTATACTACAAATGATATTTTAGTTTTTCTAACTGATACGTTAAGCAATGCATTGAACAATCACCGAGTTTTTCAATACTATACTCAACAATTCGTAAGATATAAAATTGATGCTAGTTCCGGGGACAACGATATCATGTGGCATCAAAGTTCCTTTAACGATTTAGAATCAACTGGTTATTTTTATAACAATTCCGGTCCTGTTTCAATTGGGGTATTTACTACTGGTAACGTAAAATATCTTACTGAAGGCGCTCTATTAAAATTTAAAGCTCCAAGTGGNTATTATTTCAATAAAAATAATAAGTTAGTAGAAGGTTTGCCAGGCNTTGCTGATAGCATTTATCTTTGGACAAGTATTTCTGCTGTTATCGGTGAAGGGACTAATAACGGCGANGGTAATCTGATTACTGGCTACGGTCCTGTAACGTTGAATAATCCACTACAAACCGGATTGATTTTACGGGAAGTATTACCGTCATTTACAAACTCATTACCAACTACATTGATACAAGAAATTTCTACTCAAGTCCTATTAGGTCAAAATTTTAGTTTGGTTTTTAGAAATGACTTATTAGTGAATCAAGACCGATGGTACCTAAGTACAGTTACAGATAGCAAATATTTTGTTAAATTTGAAAGTTTAGGATCTGGTAGATATAAAGTAACATATAAATCTATTGCTTATTACTTTGCAAGTTCTTCAAGTGTGCGTTTTGCTTTTAATAAAAATAGAATTATATATGATCCTGCAACAGGAAAATTATTACAAGACTATATCAATGTTCTAAAAGTAAACAGTTATCCTGATAGTAACTATCCTTTCCCTACTGATACTAAATTAAGTATAGTGGGACAACTAACTGAAATAGATGGGTATGTGGATGATTATAGTGTTGAAGTATCAAGCACGGATCCAAATACAGCCGGAGCAATCAAGAATCCTGATTTTTTCTACCTACTAACAGGATATGCCACTGGCTCAACTAATCTTTTTAAATATGTATTTTTTGAATTGATTACTGATTCTAACTTATTAACTAGATATCAAATGGTAGAAACTAACACCATTAACTATGCTTACACTAGCAGACAAGAAATTGCTTTGGTGAGATACGAGTTTCCACCAAATAGTGTATTTTTTGCAGGTAAAGAAAAAACTTTTTATAAAACAATACAGAATACTAGTAACAAGAATGTAATTGAAGTTGTCCAAGTTGACAATTATATTGCAAAAATAGGTCGCCAAGGTTTAGCTTTCCAATACAAACACAACTCAAGTAATACTACACGTATTGATCCAGCAACCACTAATATCATTGATTTGTTCTTAGTAACACAGAGTTACTATACACAGTATCAAAATTGGATTAAGGATTCAAGTGGTAGATTATCAGAACCAGAGAAACCAACGCTTGATGAATTGAATCTAATTTATTCAACAGTAAATGATTATAAAATGTTGACTGATAGTCTGATATTAAACTGTGTAACATTTA